CAGAAGATTAACCAGAGCTTGACATATGTCTTTGAAAATGATATACTTGGTCTTGTAGGAAATGATGCACCAGAACAAATGTTGATTGTCAATGATGGTCAACATCCAACCTTACTTCGTGAGGTAATGTCTGGTACAATTTCAGTGGAAACTTTGTGCATACTTAATGATATTATGAACTTCTTTCCCATGTGGGACCGTAAAATCAGTGATGATATTATCTGGCCTAATTGGCGATTGAAATGTGAAAAGTATGCACCTTTTATACAATACGACAAAGTTAAATTCAAAAACATACTTAAAGAAGTGATAACAGAACATGCATAAATTTACCAAAATCTATCTTGATATGGATGGTGTGATTGCTGATTTCAACAAGCGGTATCGTGAACTACACAATACAAGTCCATCAAGTGATGATGCTCGTAAACGTTTTGGTCAACGCTTTGGTGCCTTTATTCAAAACAAAGAGTTTCAGAATCTTGACCTGATGCCTGATGCTACACTATTGATGAATTACCTGAATGGTTGTGGTGTGCCGGTAGAGATTCTTTCTTCTACTGCACGACCAGTAAGCAATGCTGAAATTTCTCGTCAAAAAGAAATTTGGCTTGGTAAACACAACATTAACTATCCTGCAAACTTTGTACCAGGTAAAAGCCTGAAATACAAATTTGCTGATGAGAATTCCATTATCATTGATGACACTCCCTCTGTCATTGAAGATTGGAACAAAGCAGGTGGTACTGGCATACTTCACACCGATGCCTTGACAACCATCTCCATATTAGATACACTCCTACGTGGATAAATATGGTTATATTATGTAATCTGTGGACAATCCGTTTTAATTTTAATACTCCGTTTTATAAGGAAATAATATGAGTTCATTTGCAAACCTCAAACGTCAATCTGGCAACTTAGACAAACTTGCCAAAGCAGTTGAGGCACTTAATTCTACAGGTGCCGCAGACAACAAAGACAACTATTGGAAACCAGAAGTAGACAAAGCAGGTAATGGTTCTGCCGTTATCCGTTTCTTGCCTGCACCAGCAGTTGATGGTGATGATGCATTGCCATGGGTTAAGGTGTTTTCACATGGATTCCAGGGAAGTGGCGGTTGGTTGATTGATAACTGCCTGACTACCAAGAACCAACAATGTCCTGTGTGTGAACACAATAACAAGTTGTGGAATTCTGGCATTGAAGCCAACAAAGAAATCGTTCGTAAGCAAAAACGTAAGTTGAATTACATTGCTAACGTGTATATCGTTTCTGATCCTAAGCACCCCGAGAATGAAGGACAAGTTAAGTTGTTCAAGTTCGGTGCTAAGATTTTCGAGAAGATTACAGGTGCAATGAATCCTGCTTTTGAAGATGAAACAGCAATCAATCCATTTGACCTGTGGACTGGTGCTAACTTCAAGTTGCGTATCACTAAGGTTGCTGGCTATCAAAACTATGACAAGTCTGAATTCGCCGCTTCATCCGCTCTGTTGGATGATGACGATGAGTTGGAAAAGATTTGGAAGTCAGAACACTCTCTTGCAGAGTTGGTTGCTGAAAAAGAATTCAAGTCTTATGATGACTTGAAGGCTCGCCTTGAAAAGGTTCTAGGTTTGAATGGTGATACACCAATGCCTAAGACTACAGTAGAGACATTGAAGTCTGCACCTAAGAAACCAGTTCAGGAAGAACCTGAGTTGGTTACTGATGATGATGACGATTTGGCATACTTCAGCAAGTTAGCTGACGAGTAAGATTAAGACCCCGCCTAGTGCGGGGTTTTTTATACCGGTCTATAATTCATTCTTTGGACTGCGGCAGTAGTATCATCATCATTTCTAACTGGTGCAGAACCAGGCATCGATGTGGTGTTTGGTGCATTGACACCCTTGTTGATATTCTTTGAGTTATCAATCACAACAGTTTTACCACCAGAACTTTCCATTTGCAGGTTATTGTTTTCAGATATAACCTGTTGAACTCTTGGACCAATAGGACTTGGTTGTGGCATTGTTGGTGTAGCAGTCGGTGTATCCATTCTTCTAGTGTCGGTTGTAACATCACCTCTACCTGCGCCAGCACCAGTAGGCGCAAGAGTTGCAGACCTAGTTATAGGTGCAGTTTTAGGTGCAGCAGTTTGTGGTTGTTGCATCACTTGGTTTGCTTCTTGACTAACTTGTTTCAATAATTCTGGTGGTGCCTCTGCACCATTTTTGTCAAGATACAATGTACCAAAAAGACCACCTTTTTTATATCCCTTATCAGCCATTAATTTTTCAACAATGGCTTGTTTCTTTTTCACATTTGCATCATAATCAGATTTACCTGATTGGAAATCCTCCGATTGTGGACCAAGAAGACCATATGCCTCATCGGTTGTTACATCATAAGAATCTTGCATCTTTTGCAATGCTTTGACCGCTTCTGGTCCACCTTCTCTTTCAGCCTTTTCTTTCTGATAGTTTTCGATTGCATCTTTAAGTTTGTTGCCAAGATATGCAGCAACAGCAGTAGCTGCCAAAATGCCTAAAATGGTCAAGAATGGACCTGATTTTACAAAATCAAAAATCATTTTCTTTATTCTATCGGATGCAGTTTCTCCCCCTTCACCACTTTCTTCTTTTTTGGCTGTAGGTACTTCTTTACCAGTTTTAACTCCGGTTAGTTCACGGAGAACTTCTTTCTGCCATGCTTCTTTTTCTTCCTGTTTAATCTTCCTGAAGTTTTGGGCATCTTCCATGCGCTCAATATCTTCAATGTGATACTTCTTATTCAGGTTGTATAACTTCGCAACAACATCCGCAAGGGCATCACCACTACGTAGTCTTTGGTTTTGTCCATCGGATATCTTGGTGTAAAGTGGATCCTCATTTCTTGAACCATGGATACCAGTGAAATAACTGATATCACGATTAGAACGGCCAGTCATCTTACCATAAAGAGTTGCACCTATGTTGCCAGTAAGTTTTTTGGCAATATTCAAAGGGTCGAATCTCTCTTTTATACCAACAGCCTTAGCTTTAAACTTATCAGAAATGGCAGAACCAACAGAAGACACAATGCTTTTGTTGTCCATTAGGTTTTTGGTGACCAAATCACCAAAACTTGTGTTACGTATTGAACGTGCTCTTGCGTATTGTGCTGACATTATCGTGATTCCATGTGGATAGGTTTAATATCGTTTGTTGTTGGTTGTACCACAATTTCTTCTTTTTTGTTTACTGTGGTTACGTTTGTTGTTGTGTTGTCCATGATAACGTTTGTGCCTGAACCAGAACCTTTTAGGTCTCTGTTGTTAATAGATGATTGGTTTAACTTTTGACCAACATCATTTTTTGGTTCTAACATATCCGATGTATTCTTTAAATGTTTTGCTCTATCAATATCTAAAGCTCTACCAACTTCTTCGGGAGAATTATGTGCTTTATTTCCTCCTTGGCCTGAATAGTAGGAGTCTCCTTTTTTCAATTTTTTAGTTCCAATTTCCATATCATAAGGTACTCCAACTGAAGCAAATTCTTTTGCTAATTCAAGTATTGCAGCATTCCTATCTTCACTTTTCCCTTCGATGTAATCATTAACTTTTTTTCGAACAGTACCAATAAGACCATTAGCAAATAAACTGTCTTGTGTTTCTTTGTCTAAGTATGTGGTATCAGGATCAAGTTTTAATTTTTTGACTAAACCTTCCATTGTTTTTGGAATAATTTGATATCTTCCAACAGCAAACAATCGATTTGGGTCACCTGGTTGTAAACCACCCCTTTGTAAAAATTCAGAAATTGTCATCTTACTAAAGTCAATTGGTTTGTCTGCACCAATCATTTTATTTCCAACTGTACCTTTATTGTAAGCATTGTAGTCACCGGCACCTTTACTTTCATATTTTGAAATACTTTCAGCTATTGCTTCTTTTCCAAACAAAGAAGTAACTGCAACGCCAGCAACAACTTTAGCCGCAGTAGGTGCAGCCTGTTTAATGGTTTCTAAAATTGGACTTACAGAAGGCGGTGGTGCTGTAACTTCAGGTGGTTTAATCTGAGTAACTTGTTTTATGCTAGGTGCTTCAACAGTCTCAAGTTTTTCCGCTGTTTTCTTTACAGTCTCTTTTGCAACCTGTCTTTCGGTAGTTTGAACTACCTGACGTTCTGCTGCTTGCGCTGCATCTCTTGCAACTTCTTTCTCAACAGATTTAGCCGCATCTTTGGCGGCTTCTTTTCCTAATGTTTGTGTTGCTTCTTTCTTTACGAAACGACCTAATGCATCTCTTGGCGGAAGTTCTCTTTTGCCTTTGACTTTTGGTTTAACCTTCAATGCTTTTATAGCATCTAAGAATTTAGTCCTAAAGTCTTTTTCGTTCTCATCGGCAGCGTCTTTAAACTTCTTCTCGCTGTCATAAAACTCTTGTTTTTGTTTTCTTGCTTCTTCGGTGAAAGAAATCATTTTAGTCACAATAGATGCAACATTGTCGTTCTTGGCTAATTTTAGACCTTTAGAAACAGTAGTATAGAACCCTTCTTGGTCATCTTCCTCTTGTTGTTGAGGTAGTGTTTGATGACGAGCACCTAAGGGTTCTGATTGTGTCTTTTGTTTTTTGCTTCTAGATTTTTTACCAGTAGACTTTGGTACGGTCTTTTCTACAACCTTCTTAGAACTAAACTGGTCTTTCATGTCATAGAACATTGAAGACAAGGTGACGAGTTGTTCCTCAAGAACTTTTATTCTTTTACTATTGTCTATTAACTTTTGTGTGACCGGATCTAAGTTTGATTGTTTCATCTACTGTTCTGCTTTTGCTTAATCTTTTCGTTTTCTTGTTCAATGTATTGTATAAGCATAGTGACGTAGACATCACGTTCCCACGGAATCATATTTTCAAGTTCACTCAAACTATACTTATGATGTTGCATAAGTGAAAAGTTTGTGGTGTAATAATTCCTCAAATTATCATGACGAAATGTTAGCCGAAAAAACTTTCCAAGCCCTCCACTTCAATGTTGTGGTTGAAACCGCACTTACCGCAGGTCATTTGCACGGTCTTGTTAAGTTTAGGCATGCTTTCAAAGAACGCCTCAATCTTTGAGAACTGTTCTTGGTTCAATGATTCAACAAACTCAGTCAGTTCTTCTTTACTTGTTTCGCTTGCATAATAGAATTGTTCACCGTCAAAGATAGATTCAATACAGTCAACAATCATACCAAATGCAATATCAGATGCACTATTCATCTTACCAACTCTTTCTAAGAAAGAGAATTCTGGATAAACCATCTTTAAGACAATCTTGTCAGTTAATTGGATGTTTCCATCTACTGCACCACTCATGTCAACTTTAATGTCCAACAAGTTCAATTTGGATTCCATTAGATTACCACAAGTTTTATCGTCCACTACATTCTCACAACGATATTTGTTTTCTACAATTTCACCAACGGAACGTGCACGTAGGTTTAAAAAGTAAAGTTCAACATCGGAGATTGGTAACTTGTCTATGTTTACATCAGGTGTCAAGGTACAATTGTGTAGAACCTGTTTAATATTCTTTTCAATTGTATCTCTGTCATCAGATTCCATAGCCATCAAAAGATTTCGTTGTTCTTTCACTAAGAAAGGACGAAAACGAATATGTTTTTTAGACAAAGGTAAATCTAGTTCATAGATTGGCGCATCAATTTTTGGTAAAGCCATAATAA